GACCAGCTCAGATATCTGAAAAGTAAAGCATATTACGTCTTTAAAAGTAAAAAGGCAAGTGATATTGTCAAGCTTATAGCAGAGGATTTTAAACTTACATGCGGAGAGATTGAGGATACGGGTCATGTATTTGAAAAAAGGCGTGAAGATGGAACATCCCTGATTGACATGGTACAGGGGGCTTTAAGTGAGACTTTGAGGCTTACAGGAAAAAGATATGTAATTTATGATGACTATGGGAAGTTGACTTTAAAGGAAACGGAAAAACTTAAATTGGAGGATCTGATTTTTGACAACAGGTCCGGGAAAGATTTTGACTTTGAGGTAAGTATAGACAAGGAGACATACAATCAGGTGGTACTTGACTATGTGAACGATGAAGAAAAAAAACTTGAAAAATATCAGGTGTTTGACAGTGCTAATATAACAAAATGGGGACTTTTACAGTATTTTGAGAAAATTAATAAAAATACAGCAACTGAAGCAGAAAGAAAAGAACGTGCGGAGAAAATGCTAAAATATTACAATCAGAGAACAAAGTCATTCAAACTGAAGGGAATATTCGGGGATACCAGAATCCGTGGGGGCTCTTCTTTTATTGTATTTATGGATGTTGCTGAGTTCAAACTGGCGAATTATATGCTGGTAGACAAAGTTACGCATAAATTTGGTTTTAAAGAGTATTTTATGGATCTTGACCTGGAAGGAAAAATAGGAGAGGAGGAAGGACACAGTGGCGAAGTTAGAACAAGCTCTGAAACTGATGATAAATAATGCTGTTGAATACAACAAGCCGTGCGAGATTTACGCAGGGAAAGTCAAAACTGTATCCCCCCTGACAATCCTACTCAATATAAATGTTCCTGTATTAGAAGAAGACGAGCTGATACTTACGCATCTTGTGAAGGATTATGACATTGATATATCTGTAAGTCATGAAACGGAAGAATTTGAACTTGTTGAAGGTGCAATGACTGACATAAAAAAACATAAGCATGAGTACAAGGGGCGTAAAAGAATAACAATTCATAACGGATTAAAAGCCGGAGAAGGTGTGCTTTTGATAAGACAGCAGGGAGGTCAGAAATTTATTGTTCTTGACAGAATTGATAATCCACAGACTGAAGGTGAGTGGTTATGATACCGAAAATTAAAACAAGTGCAGACATAACAGTAAAAGAATTACCAACAAAAACACACAGGATGGAACTGTATGAAGGTAATTATATTCTCGGATTCGTTGATAGTCTGAAGGCTATGGAACAGGCTATTTATAAGATTATACGAACGGAACGCTATAAATATATTATATATTCCTGGAACTATGGAATTGAGTTGGAAGACCTGTTTGGAATGCCTGTTGAATATTGTATCGTGGAACTGGAGCGTCGAATATCAGAGGCACTGTTACAGGATAACAGGATAACAGCAGTCAATGGATTTGAATTTGATACTGAAAGCGAGAGAGGAACAGTTCTGATTAAGAAGTTCATTGCAGAAACAGTATTTGGAGAAATTCAGATTAATGATGGACTGTCAGTGGCAATAATCTAGGAAAGGAGGTAGATGTATGTTTGAGGTAATGACGTATGAGCAGTTAATGGAACGGATGCTTGCAAGAGTTCCAAATAATCTTGATAAGCGTGAAGGTTCAGTCATATGGGATGCATTAGCTCCTGCGGCAATGGAACTGGAAAGCCTGTATTTTGTTCTACAAGATTTTATAAAGGAAACTTTCGGAGATACAGCCAGCAGGCCAAATCTGATAAGAAGGGCAAGCGAAAGAGGAGTAATACCTTACAGGGCAAGCAAGGCAGTATTGAAAGGTGTTTTTGACGTAGAAGTGCCCCTGGGTAGCAGATATAGCTTAGATGATTTAAACTACACGGTCACAAAATTTATACAGCATAACACAGGAACTGGATTATACGAATATCAGATTGAATGTGAAACTCCCGGAAGGGATGGAGGAAGGAAAACAGGAAACCTAATTCCAATTGACTATATAAACGGATTAGGTAGAGCTGAAATAACGGAACTTTTAATTCCCGGACAGGATGAAGAAGAGACAGAAAAACTGAGACAGCGGTACTTTGACAGTTTCAACATGAAAGCATATGGAGGGAACATATCTGATTATAAACTTAAAGTGCATGAAATTCAAGGTGTGGGAGCTGTTAAAGTAACTCCAGTATGGAATGGCGGTGGAACAGTTCTGCTGACCATACTTGACAGTGATTTTAATCAGGCAAGCCCTACTCTAATTAAAAAAGTACAGGACACAATGGATCCGACTAAAGATGCAAGAGGTCTCGGAGTTGCTCCGATAGGACATATTGTTACAGTACAGGGTACAAGCAATGTTGCAATTAACATTCATACGAGTGTCACGTTTGAGCCCAATTTTACATGGGCACTTGTAAAACTGAAGGTCGAGGAAGTAGTAAAGAACTACTTGCTGGAATTGAGGAAGTCATGGGCATTGAAAAATGAAAAAGTGAGTAATAATCTTGTTGTAAGAGTGTCCCGTATAGAGGCAAAAATACTTGATATAAATGGGATTTTGGACATTCAGAACACAACAATAAATGGGAGTCCTAACAATCTGCAATTAACTGAATACCAGATTCCTGTGTGGGGAGGTATTACAGTATGACGATTTTAGAAAATATTAACGTCAACCTGCTGTCGTACCTCCCTCAGTTTATGCAGGAGTATAGAGAGATTAGGCGGATAATGGAAAGCGAAGAACCTGAGCTGAGGTTGTTGTGGGAGCTGCTTAGGAAAGTATTTAATAACCAGTTTATTCAATATTGTGACGAGGATGGGATAAGTAAGTTTGAGGAAATGTTGGGATTACACAGGTATGAAAATGATACGCTGGAAATCAGAATTTTTAGGGTTTTAACTTATTGGAATGACCAAATCCCTTACACATGGAGAGTTTTAGTGAATAGAATGGATCAGCTATGTGGTGCTGGAAACTACGAACTGAGTCCCAATTTTAACGTGTATGAGCTTGGAATCACTACTAAGTTTGATGATGCGAAAAAATATGACGAACTGAACAACATGCTCAAAACAATATTGCCCGCAAATTTAGGATTTAACAGTATTAATATACTTACTCCAAAAACTGAAAACAGAATATTTATATCTAATGGGGTAATAAACTATATGAAATATGAGATAAGTGCAAAACTACCTGATGCGGTATTTAAAATATTTGCCACTACAGGATTTATGCACGGTAAAAAATACGTGATAGGAGGTTAAAAAAAATGGCAATTTTTAGAGATACGACAGTAACGGATAACGGGAGAGCATTGATAGCAAATGCACTTGGAAACAACAAGCAGATTACGTTCACTAGAATGGTAACATCAAGTAAGGTTTACAGCGATACTACTGACATATCTAAGCTTATAAGCATTGATGAAATAAAACAGACGGTCAATCTGTCAAGAGTGAGTCAGGAAGGTACTAAAGTAAGACTGAATGCGATATTTACAAATGCATCCGTTAACAGTGCATATAAAATTGAAACAATAGGGCTGTATGGGAAAATAGACTCGGGGAATGAAATACTGTACAGTGTGACAAGAGCGGCAGAGGCTGACACGATGCCTGCGACAAACGGAATTAACTTGGCCACAGTTGAGATTGACTTGATTACTGAAATAAATAATTCAAATGGGGCGACAATGGTGATTAATCCTTCTACTTTAGCTACACTGTCAACTCTGCAGGATTACATAAAACATGAAGAAAAAATGAACTGGATGGGTACAGATGGGTATGGTGGGTTATTACAGGATGCAGGAACTAAAAAAGTTGGAATTGCATACTATGATAAAGTGAATAAGCAGATGGTTGTTCCGACTATCGAAAATACCTTGACCTATTTCGAGGGGTCAAAATTTATTCCAATAAGTGATTACCAAAATGCAAAGAAATTGGAAAATTTATCCAAAGTTCATCAAGCGAAGTTGTATGTCCATTCTGAAGCAACAGGAACGGCAAGGACTACTTGTAACATCGTTCAAAAAGTTGGGAATGTGGTCACTATCGTTTTTGATAGCGGTGACGCTTTGAGATACACAAACGATAATACTTTGATTTTTAGTATTCCTGAAGGTTACCGACCTAAAACTTTTTTATCCGTAAATGCATCGCAATTCAACGGAACAGCTGGGACAATTTATATACAGCCTGATGGAACTGCTAAATGGCGAGGTTCAACGGTGTCTACAGCAAGTATAATATTTTCAGTTAGCTATATTGTTGATTAAGTAAAATAAGCAACTAAGACTTTTATATTTTTTACAGGAACGTTGGAAGCGTTGCCCTTACTTCCTACTCTGATACAGTTTGAATCAATATCTAAATTGCAGTATTCAAACCAGCTTGCTTGGTTAATATTAGTAACAGATATTACTTTATCTTTTTTTATGTGCGAGGGAAGATTGACATACCACTCTGTCGTATCAGTTCCTGCAATGTATCCGAGTAAATTTGTCATTGACAAAATCTCGATTTTGAATAAATTTTCCAACTTATACAGAGTTGGAAACAAAAAAAATTAAAATAATAAGGAGGTATGAAAATTGATAATAAATATATATGACAAAAATAATTTACAGGTTATCGCACATCCTGTTGCGACAAGCTTGGAAGATTTTAAAAATGATCCTGTTTTATTTTATCCCGACTGGGATAATACAAAGTACATTTGTTCTGATATAGAATTTCAAAATCCAATTTTGGTTGCAGGAAATATGAGAGAAATGACAAAAGAAGAACTATATAACACTGGAAAATACACTCTTGCGAATAACGAAATATTTGCAGACGGAAAAATCAAAACAGTTGCACTTTCCGAGTGTGAGTATGTGGAAAACAATGTCATTAAATTAAACAGAGAAAAACGGATAGAGCATATTAAAAAAGAACTCTATGATTTAAGACTTGCCTATGATGTAGCTCCATTCGAGTTTGAAGTAGGTGGCGTCAAATATCTGCAGAATAACAGGAGTATAGACCAGTCAAATCTGACAAGAATAGTTGTCATGTGTCAAGCAATGAAAAAAACAGAATTTGAGAACTGGAAATTTTATACAAAAGATAACAGTGAGAAATATGTCAATTTAACATTGCAGGACATGATGAAAATGGCAAATATAATGCAGTTGCATACTACAAAAGCTATGACAACTGAGACATTACTATCGCATAATCTAGAAAATTTAACGGATGAAGAGTTAAAAGAGTATAATGCCGAAGAGAGATATAAAAAGGCATATGAGAATATGTAAGGAGGTATTTGATGGAACTTGAAAAAGATAAATTATATATTTCGTTTCACAGACCGAAAACAATACTTGGCTTATTGATAACATTACGAACACTAGGCAAATATAGTCATTGTGAGTTTGTGTATAACGACTATGTTTATCTGAGCAATCCTGGTGGAGTTAGAATAAAGCCGTTTATCTACAAGAATAATATGGATATATACGAATTAGATAGTCACATAGAAGTTCAGATAGTTCTTGAAGAGTTTAAGAAATTAAAAGGGAAAGGTTACGATTATTGGGCAATATTTTTAGCTCAATTACTGGAACTGGGGATAGAACATAAAGACAAATACTTCTGCTCTGAATTGTGTATACATTTAATAAATAAAGGGCTGGACGATAGCTTGACTTACAATTTAAAGACGCTGAAAGCTAGTGCATTTAGTCCAGTAAAATTGTTTAAGTATCTGAAATTTATGGAATTAATAGGAAGGAAAGTGATGTAAATGGAAATAGGAAATCTTATAGGAAGTGAATTCATGCATGAAGGGAAAGAATTAAAAGTCACAGGATTCAGAGTTGAAGGAGGTGAAATCATATTGATTACTGAATCGATAGGAGGTGATGCTGATTCAAAGAAAAAATACGTGTTATCAGACGCAAGTATCGAGAAAATGAAAGGGGTACATCCGAAACTGATTGAACTCATGAAAAAGGCAATAGGCGACAGTCCTTATGACTTTAAAATCGTACAAGGTCTAAGGACTGCCGAATATCAGAACAGTCTATACCAGCAAGGACGTACAAAACCTGGTAAGATAGTCACAAAATTGGACGGCTATAATAGGAAATCAAACCATCAGGCAAAATCTGATGGTTATGGCCACGCAGTAGATATAGCGGTTTGCGGGCAATACGATCAGAACGGTAACTACGTAAAATGCACTACTGATGCTGAAATGTTTGATAACAAAAAGCTTGTTGAAATATCAAAGCATATCAAAGCAGTAGCAAAAGACATGGGACTGGAAATAGTATGGGGCGGAGACTGGAAAACTTTATATGATACGCCACATTACGAACTTGTTTAACTAAAAAAATAATTTTAAGGAGTGATTTTAATGGACAGAATAGCAGCAAAAATTTACATTACAGGAAAAATAATAGAACTGGCAAAAACACTGATTTACAGAACAGAAATTTTAAGCAAAGGGAAAGCTGGAATCGAAAAATTCAGGGAAGTTTACAACGGTTTCTGGGATAAGCTGGAAGATCTGCTGGAAAAGGAAAAGGCAAACGACAGGCCACTCATACCGAACTTTATTGAGGAGATAGGAGAAGAGGCATTGACGATAGCACTGGAAGAAGCTAAAAAGAAATGCGACTTAAGAGTGATGCTGCAGGACATTTTTAATATTGAAAAAAAGGAAAATCCTACTGTACTGTAATATAAAAGAAAGGAGTTATTTATGTTTTTTGGTTTGGATACTGAAACGGCGAAGGAGGTAGTCATGATTTCTTACGGCGTACTGCTCGGATTTCTAGGCAATATCACGTTCCGAGCAAATAATAAAATCGATATTAAGCCGTTCTGGGTACGGCTTTTAAATGGGGCATTAGCAGATGCCCTTTATATTTTTCTCATGATCCTGTTCCCGAAGATACTTAAGCTTGACGTGGCAATAATGTTTATCATTTTCGGAATCGGATTCCTGATTGAGCCATTATCCGAGTTAGCTATTGTCAAGATGCCTACAATATTGGACAGGCTTATCGACAGATACTTCCCTCCGCGGAATGACGGCGGTGATAAAAATGGTGACTAAAAAAACTTTGTGGGAAAAACTGTTCCCGGGAAGGGAGCACAAACATGCACAGAAAAGTACGAAAATAAATTATGCGAACAAATACATAATCAGGATTATACTGTTTTTCCTGATTGAAAATATTGCTCTTATAAAAATAAGAGAATATCAGTTTATGCGGAATATGTTAAGAATTGCAAATGCAGGAGGAGGCCCTCCTGCAGAAGTGGTCAGAACGCTAAGGGATACAATGCTGACAGAAAATCTTGCAATAATAATTATTACCACAGCAATTTCCATCGGACTGCTGTATTACTGTGACAGTAAAATGACAAAGGGTGGCCAGTAATGGCCACTCTCTTTTTTTTTTGTTAAAAAATGTTATTTAAAACGATAAAAAGTTTTTAAAGTAATATACATATAATATACACTCAAGTTCTTTAAAGTCTTTATTTTCAATATCTGTTGTATAATTCATTTATTTTATGATATAATACTAAATAAATTTAATATAAAAAGGAAAATAAGATTTAAATAATCAGCACCAAAAAAGGAGTGAGAATATTGAAGGTCTCGTTAATAATGCCGACAATAAATGTTACTGATGAACTGGAGTTATTTTTAAAAAGTTTAAAGGAACAGACTTATAAGGAATTTGAACTTATTGCAGTGGATCAGAACAGTGACGACAGGGCTTATAAAATTTTAGAAAGATATGAAGATGATTTTGAAATAAAGTATATGAAAAGTGATAGAAAAGGTCTCAGCCTGAACAGAAACAGGGGATTACTTGTAATGGATGGGAGTATTGCAGGATTTCCTGATGATGACTGTGAATATCAGCCTGATACATTGGAAAAAGTAGTCAAATTTTTTAAGGAAAATGAAGATAAGAGAATATATTCATGCAGGACACTTGAAAGAGGAAAAGACTATGGGACAGGAATAATGTCTGAAAAAAATCTTAAATTGACCAGAGGAAATATTGAAAAAACTGTGAAATCCATCACTTTTTTTGTAAACTATGCATTTGAAGATATAATTCTGTTTGATGAAAATCTGGGTGTAGGTTCTGCTTTTGGAAGCGGAGAGGAGACAGACTATGTACTGACATTACTGCATAAAGGATACAAGGGGGAGTATTTTGCAGATGACATTATTTTTCATCCTGCTAAAAAAGGGAATTATGATGATTTGGACAAAGCTTATAAATATGCACTCGGTTATGGAGCTCTCGTTAAGAAAGAGGTTCTGGGAAGAAAAAATTTCCTTTATTATTTTAAATATTTGAAGAGAATATTTAGGAGTATCGCAGGAATACTGCTCACGAAAAATAGAAAATACCATAAAACAGTTTTAAAAGGAAGAATAGAAGGATTTAATAAATATAAGTAGGAAAGAAGGAAAATCAGAATGGACAAGATAAGATGCCTTATAAATATGACAATAGCTTTTATAATTTATCCTTTTACAAAGGGGAAATTTAAAAACAGGAAAATATGGCTTGTCGGTGGAAATGCAGGAGAACTTTTTGTTGATAATGGAAGAGCGATATACGAATATTTAAGGTCAAAAAAGGATATAGAGGAATACTGGATTGTTAATAAAAATTCACCGATTTTTGATAAAATTCATGGTGGGAAGCTGGTAAAGGGAAGTGTGGAAAGTTATCTCTATTTCATGAATTCAGAAGTCGTCCTTTTTTCGCATTCAATATCTGCAGATATAGTTCCCTATCTTTTTGTTGTTCCAGTTATAAATATGTTTCATTATAAGACTTTAAAGGTATTTTTAAATCATGGAACGGTAGGATTTAAAGTCCGAATGGCAATGAACAGGAAAACAGAAAAAATAGCAGAAAAACTTGTAAAATCCTACGATATAAATATATGTGATTCAGAATATGAAAAAAACATAAAAACTAAAACGTGGTGGAATGTTCCTGAAAATACTGCGTTTATAACAGGCTACCCGAGATATGATAAACTGTATGATGTGGAAGTTGAAAGAAAAGAAATTCTTTTCATGCCTACATGGAGAAACTGGATAAAGCTTGAGAATATCAGGATAGAAGATACGGAATATTTTAAGAATATTACAGGCCTTGTAACAGATGAAAAACTTAATAAATATCTGGAAGAAAAAAATATTTATCTGAATGTGTATATTCATCAGCTTATGCACGATTATCTGAAGGATTTTGATAAGGTGAAACTTGGGAAAAATGTTACTCTGCTGCCAAAGGATGCCGATATTACAAAAGAGCTGATGAAATCAAAAATACTTATAACAGATTATTCCAGTGTTGCATACGATTTCTATTATTTGAAAAAGCCGATTATATTCTTTCAGTTTGACAGGGAGGAATATCAGAAAAAAGTCGGTTCCTATGTGGATCTGGACAATGAACTTTTTGGAGAAGGTGTTTACAGTATAAAGGAATGTGTCGAAAAAATAGAAGAAATTACAGAGAATAAATTTGAATATAGTCCAGCTATAAAGGAAAATACAGATAAAATGAGAAGTATGTTCTTAAAATATACTGATAAGGAAAACTGTAAGAGAGTATACGAACTGATTATAAAAAAACTTGGAGAAAAAAATGGAAAAAAATAAGGTATCTATAATAATTCCCGTGTATAATGCAGAAAAATTTATCGGAGAAACAATAGAGTCTGTGATTTCTCAGACATATACAGATTGGGAAATGCTTATACTGAATGACAGATCTACTGACAGAAGTTATGAAATTATACAGAAATATGCACAGAAAGACAAAAGAATAAAAGCTATTGACAGTGAAAAAAATATCGGTGTAGTTGAAGGAAGAAATAGGCTTATAAGTGAAGCGGATGGAGAATACATAGCTTTTCTTGATGCTGATGACTACTGGAAGGAAGACAAGCTGGAAAAACAGATTGAATTTATGAAAAAGAAGGATATTTCCATAAGCTGTACAGAATATACAAGAGTTACGGAAGAAGGAAAACCTATCAATGAAATAAAAATAAAGGAAGAAATAACATACAGGGATTTACTTAAGAATAATTATTTAGGCTGTCTTACAGTTATCTACAATGCCGGAAAGCTTGGGAAAAGGTATTTTAAGGAGAGGGATAAAAATGAAGATTATGTCCTCTGGCTTGAGATAGTAAAGGATACTGGGAAAATATATGGACTGAAGCAAAATTTGGCATTTTACAGGGTTCTGGATAAATCAAGATCAAGTAATAAAATAGATGCCGCAAAAGTAAGATGGAGAATATACAGGGATGTGGAAAGACTTTCTTTGTTCCAGGCAGCTTATTATTTCATAAATTATGTAATAATAGCTTTAAAAAAGACAAAATAAACCAACAGAATAGAATTATAAAATATAATGAAATAACAATAAAGTAAAAATGTAAAGGTGGGAAACAGAAATATGGCCATAAGCGGAGTAAGAAAAAATTTTTCCTATTTATTTGGAATATTGACAGTAGCGATGTATTTTATTGGACTGGTTATAATAAACAGGGGGCTGGGATTCAGAAATGCAATGATAATAGTCAGTGCCCTGATTGCTTACTATATAGCTAATGTATACAATGTGGCGACAAGTAAGTATAAGCTGAAGGATATGACAACGGTAATTGTAATAAATGGAATTTTAATGACTGTTACAACTTTTTCTAAAATATTTACTTTTTATGAAGGAATTATACTTTTTGGAATAATAACAATATTTCAGATAGCTTTCAGATATATAGTCATTATGGGAGTAGTTGAAAAGGAACGTGTTGTCTTTGTAGGAGAAAATGACTATACGCAGGATTTACTTGAAAGTGTAAAAAAAGATGGACAGTATGTATTTACGGCATCATTAAATAACACTGACATGAAGGCACTCGGAAAAGAAATAGTTGAAATGTATAAAACAAAGAAATTTGATGTGCTTGTAGATTTTACGGATAAACTTCTGGGAGATCCTAAACTTACGGGAAAACTGCTGCAATATAAGCTTGAAGGATTACAATACTACAACTATCTGGAATTTTATGAAACGTATGAAAATAAACTTCCCATATCTCATTTAAGCCCAAAATGGTTTCTTGAGAATACAGGTTTTGAAATATATCATAACAATTTCAATCTTAAGGCTAAGAGACTGCTGGATTTGCTTTTTGCAATGCTGATAGGAATATTTGCGGCTCCTGTAATTATACTTGCTGCAATAATAGTCAAACTTGAATCTAAAGGACCGATATTTTTTATACAGGAAAGAATAGGAGAGGGAAATAGGAAATTTAACATAGTAAAATTCCGTTCTATGACTACAGATGCTGAAAAGGATGGACCTCAATGGGCATCAAAAAATGATAACAGGGTAACAAAGTTTGGGAAAATAATGAGAGCTACGAGAATTGATGAGCTGCCTCAGTTGTGGAATGTTCTACGAGGAGAAATGAGCTTTGTCGGACCTCGTCCTGAAAGGGAATTTTTTATTCAGCAGCTTGAAAAGGAAATACCATACTATAATTTAAGACATACTGTAAAACCTGGACTGACAGGATGGGCGCAAGTGATGTATCCTTATGGTGCAAGTGTTGAAGATGCCTACAGAAAATTGCAATATGATCTGTACTATATAAAGCATCACAGTATTCCATTTGATGTAAAAGTTCTGTTAAAAACAGTGACGATAGTTATTTTTGGAAAAGGGAGATAAGAAGTATTATAGTCATAAAAGACAAAGAAGGTACAAGCTTTGTCAGGAAATAAATGGGAAAAGAAAGGGTATTACACATGCATTTGAAGGCATTGGAGCTTGCAGGATTTAAATCATTTGCTGAAAAGACAACTGTTGAATTCAACAGAGGAATAACCTCTATAGTTGGACCTAACGGAAGCGGTAAAAGCAATATTCTAGATGCAATTTTATGGGTTTTAGGTGAGCAGAGCTACAAAAATATAAGAGCCAAGGAAAGTTCGGATATTATTTTTTCAG